AGTCCATCTCCGAAAAGCGATCAGGATCAGTCGGCATATTCTTTCTATCGACGCATCTATCCAGGATTACTGGAGCGAGAGCATCTCCATATTTATCGGGATTTTTTGGATAACGAGAAGGCCAAATACGACACTGATAACTCTTAGTTCTCAGCTTGTTATAGATACTTTCTTCTGTCTGAGGCGTTCCTAAGAACATAATTTCCCCACCAGGCTTCAAGATTGCATTAAATTCTCCGACTGAGTGCAGTAATTTCTCTCTCATTCCTACTGTCCAAGCAGTATTAGGAACCTCAACGTCATCAGCAAGTATTAAATCTGCCCTAGATCCAGTTAACTGCCCAAAAATACCCACTGATTTCACAGAAGGACTCTGATCTGGGATAGATGGCCTTACATCAAACCTATTACTTGCACTTCTTTGCTCATCTCTATCAGGATCTAGGCATTTCAGTATCTTCATCTCTCTAATTAGCCTTAAACAGAACTGTGCAAAGTCATCAGCCCTTGTTTTACTAGCCGACACCACCATAATTTTCTTCTGTGGGTCGTTTCTTAGCAGCCAAAGTACATAAGCTGCTGCCATCCAGCTCTTCCCTACTCCCCTAAAAGCTTCAATGATCCTTCTTTTAGGACCATCTTGCATATATTCAGCAATATCTAACTGAATTGGTGTCGGTTTAGGTAATTGAAGGTGTTGCCACACCACTACTAGGAAATACCTGAAGTCTCCACTAAAGGGTTCAGGTAATGGCTCCCACTTCCCTTTCATTTATGCTCTCTTCTTCTGCAACTGCACTACATTTTCTATCTCAGGTAACGCCTTAGCTAACTCCCCAAAGCTTGTTTCCTCTACTGGTTGCGCACTGATCTGATTATCTTTCAGAAACTGCCTAATAATATTCAAATCTGCTGCATTTACATTCCCTTCCTTCAATTTATCCAAGCACCATTGCGCTAATAACTCATGTACATCCGCTAATACGTCTGTCGATTTCATAATCTCTTTGATATTTCTCTCATATTAATCATAAATGATGCGGGAGTCCCACCCACCACAGGAGAACTCCCTTCTTTGACACTCTAACGGGTGATGGGGAGTAATTAGAGCATCAATATCCGAAAGATAACAGTCCCTCACTGTCTGTCCATATATGAAGAGAGATATTCCCCCGTTCTATCTAAGATAGTTCTTAGATTTTTACCGAAAAAATTTGAGGGGCTTATACGCTTATTGGGAATGAAGCTGCACCCCCCATGCCCTTCTTCAATTAATCACACAGGGGGCACCCCCTTCAATCTGTGACGAATATTGACAGTCGGGGACTACTCTTTGAATGTTTCTTTTTAGCCGCCCATTGTCAAAAGATTCTCGATGGACTATGATAGAAGTATCGGGGCAATCTTCCCTGATATGAACCTTGATAACCCACCACTATGGAATCAATCACAGAAGGATTGAGTAAGATCGAGTTCGCTCTTGATGATGCAGAGAAGGTAGTCCGAGCACTCCAAGAACTCCGAAAGGAGACAACCGAGGAGGACTGGGAAAAGATGGAGGAAGTACATAAGGGGTTCTTAATGGAACTCTTAGATGCAGCCTCAGACCTTGAAGCATCGATGGAGATGACCGACTTAGATGAGGAGTAAAGGCTCTTTGGGATGGTTCAACTCCATCCCTCATCATTCCCTCGAAAGAGGGATCAACCCACCACAAGGAGACATCATGGGAGAGTATGCACGCTTAAAAAGCACAGGGGAAGAAATCAAAATTGGAACCTGTGAAAGTTGCTACTACTTACGCTTTGAAGATCGCTTTAAAGTTGACTATGAGCACAGTTTTCAAAACATGTGGTTTCGTTTGCCTTTCCCTGATGAAGATCATTTACAGGTTGGCAGGTATGACGCTTACGACAGAGCCGCACCACTACATGACTATGTAGATCCTGAAGATGAGAACATTAAGGAGCCATACGAATACAAGGGGACAGAAGAACATCCTGGATTAATCCAATTAAGGCATGACACAGGATTATTAATTAATGTTCCTTGTTACCACGGCTTGAAACTTCCTGAAATGGGAGAAGGAAAAGCATTTTTCAATGGTAGAGATCCGCATATGTTCGAACTTTGCATGGTTAAATATCAAGCAAAGGATGAAGAATTTGGGGAGATGGTTCCCATTGTTAGATGCAAGGCATGTAAGAAAACATTTAGAGATTCTTGGAGTCATGTTCTAAATCATTTACCTGAATGGAACAAAGAACAAAAAGAATTTAAAAGAAGGATGTTTAATTATGCGTCTTATAATCTCCTATTAGCTAATCCGTAAAAGCGGGAGGTCAGGTGCAAACCCTGACCTAGCTTTTCCCTCTTAATTGAGGGAATTAGTGGCATTAAGGGTTCAATCATTTTGAATATGAATAGTATTAAAGAAGTGTATGCTATCTAACTAGACACCGCGGAAACTCTAGTTGTTATGATGTACACCTTGTCAACTTATGCTTTAATACTTGGCTTCTTAAATGATTACTTATATAAGTCCACTAACACAACCCACCACAAAGGAGTTTAATTATGCCTTCAATAGTTTTTTCTTTTGGAGATTCTTCTAAGGAAGTAGATCTAAAAGATATTAATTCTGTTGATGATGTTGCTTCCAATATGAAGGAAGTAATAACAAAGGAAGACTTAGAAGATTTAAAACTTGATAAGTCAAAGCCTATCAACATAGTTAAACAATGACTCTCTCCTTCAGCCCTAATTACTGGGCTGACTGAGGGACTCAATCCCTCAAACCCACCACAAAGGAACATCAAATGACAAGAAAAACAAACGCTCAACTGCTAGAAGAAAACAGGGAGTTAAAGAAAGCTCTTGAAGATAGAGACTCCGAGCTAATCAGCTGGGCTACCTATCAAAGAGACTTTCAAAACAGATGGGCTTTACATGCTGATGAATGGCACAACCTATACCAGGTTGATTGCCCTCAGTACTGGGCTAACTTGATTAAATTCGTTGCCCAAGCAAAGCAAGAAGTCCTTTCACTTGTACCTACTAACAGATGACACGTTTAGTTATTTACTCAGCTCTCACCATATTGGTGGGGAGCTGGGTTTTTTCTTCTCTATCCAATGGGATAAAAAAATCACCATTAGGTGAGACTCTCATTCAAAGACGTTTAAACATGGAGGCACAATGGGAGCAATGAAACGCTATCAACATGTTCTCGAAAGTAACAAGGCTTTGCTAGTTGAGTGCTGGTCACGCATGGAAACTAGTCGCAGCCCTGAGACACGTGAGAAGATGTCAAAGATTGTCGAAAGATTGCGATCAGAGTTGCCTCAGCATATTGTGGAAGAGTGCAGACTATCTGCACATGACCTGATAGCAGGCATCAAAGGCAAACGTCAAGATGACTGGTTGTTTAACGACTATGAAGAATGAAGAGTACAGCTCTAGTAAATTCACTAGAGATAGAAAACTCTATGAGTTATACCGTAACTGGCATAACTCTTACTTCAAGACAGAACCAAGCTCACAACAGATCATTGTTTGTTGTGAGTTTGCTTCCTACTTACTAGAAAACCCACCACAAACAGATGCTTGAACAATTAGATCAGTTCTATTTACTGACTGATAAAAAACCTAACGAGGCTCATGCCAATAGGTCAGGTCACGTTCTTTATTACGTGCAAGTTCTTGGTTTCATGCAAGGACATTGGAACTATCCACCTGATGATGCAACTCATTGGATGATGTTGCCTGATCCTCCCGAGCCAGCACCAACAGAGAAAGAACTATTAGAAAAAGATTTTGAGAAACTATTGAAGAAGGAATTTCCTGATCCAACAGTCTCGAACATCTTGATTGAACCAGTTCTTAAAAAGTTTTTCTTTAGAGGTAAAACATTATGAATGAAGCAGCACTCGCAGATGAGTTGGTTAACAAACCAATAGCAGATGCAAAAGAAAACAAGCTTCAAGTTGTCTTACCTCAACAGCTAATGACTAGGCTTAACTATCTAGCTGATGAACAGGGAGTAACTAAAGCTGACCTCGCCAGAAGAATCCTGACTGAGTGGTTTGAAAATAACTACGAGGACAAGATGAATTTCTGGGAGCAAGTGAATTGAATCTTGAGTTCAGAGAAAAACTCTGGTATTCAGATGAACAAACTTGCCAAGCAACTAGCACTCGAAAGAGAGATGAACACGCTGGGATGCGATCGAGTTCGATTCATCACACACAACCAGCGAAAGAAAAAGATGGAGTCTCTCTCTAAATGGGGAGAGGCTTTATCTGCCTATGGTGTAGACCAAATAGTTGTCCACCTAAGGGCAGTAAGAAAAAGGATTGAGTCAGGCAAAGCAGGTGTTAGCTTTGCCCAACTACTACCCATCACCCACTTGCCACCTCAACAGGTAGCAGCAGCAAGCATAAGAACTGTAATTGATTCTTTATCTGCTTGTCCCACTCTTCACAGTATTTCAATGGACGTAGCTGACAAGCTATGGATTGAAACGATGTTGGATAGAGCTACTACTCAAGAGCTATTCAGGTTTAAGAAGGGTCGTAGTCGTCAGGCTCATAAGATGGCTGCCATCAGAAGGATGCAGCAAACAGAGATCTGGACTTCAAGAGAGAAGATTGCATCAGGTTTATTCCTAGTCAATCTCATCGCTAAAGAGACTGGACTCATTCAAATAGTTAGAGAAGATCTACCTCACAAAAAGCAGCGTGTTGTTAAAGCAACTGATGAGTGCATGGCATGGATCAATGAGGTTAAAGAACAGCAAGAGTTAATGACACCTAACTACTTGCCTATGGTGATACCTCCTAAGCCCTGGTCTTCACCAAGTAATGGAGGTTATTACACAAAAACACCCTTGAAATTATTCAAGAGTAATAACGAGATCATTAAAGCCAACTGCACTGGTAAAGAAATTTGTTTTCAAGGAGCAAACATACATCAGTCTGTTGCTTGGAAAGTACACACTTGGATGTTGAAACAAGTAACACATGCTTATGACAACAATCTAGAAGTTGGCTGCCTCTTACCTAGAGATGGCTGGCCTATTCCTCCCTATCCAAAGCACTTGGATGAGGAAGACTTAGGTGTACTCAAGTGGAGGAAGACTGCAAAGATTCTCCATGAAAAGAATGATCGAACTAGAAACACACGCATAGCAAACGCAAAGATTCTTTGGGTTGCTCGTAGATTCCAAGAGGAGGAAGAGATATTCTTTCCCACCTCTATGGATTTCCGAGGGAGATTTTATTACCGACCTCCCTATCTAAATCCACAAGGCAATGATGTATCTAGGTCGTTGCTTCTATTTGCAAATGCAAAGCCGATCACTGAAGAGAGTCATGTTAACTGGCTAAGAATACATGGAGCTAATCTCTATGGTCTTAAGTCAGACTGGCAGACTCGCATTGACTGGGTAAAGGAAAGAGAACAGCTCATCTGTGGAGCTGGCAATGATCCTTGGATTAATGCTGAGTTCTGGATGAGAGCTGATAAACCTTGGAGTTTCTTAGCTTTCTGTCATGAGTATTCCAACTTCCAAAGACATGGGTGGGGGTATGAATGTGCTCTGCCCATAATGCTGGACTGCACGTGCTCAGGTATTCAACATTTCGCTGGGATATTAAGGAG